TCATTACGATATTCTCATGAGATATTCACAATGATTTAATCTATTTACTGAGAATAATATAATTAGCACGAATGGATATAACCGAAAATGATAGGGTTTGATACTTTTTACTCCAGTTTAGCATTTGTTAATCTATTGATATATAGTGTATTAAGTTTTATCCAGTTCCACCAGTTAGCTGATTGCGAATAATGTAATATAGGTATCCGTTTGTTTAGAAAATAATTATAGTACATAGGGATTAGTCAGTACGTCTAAGTATCTCAAAACGCAAATTTTCTACCTATATATATTATAAGACTTAGTTTATTGTTGTTTATACAAATATTGTAGGTACAAACGTCAAAAGTTTACTTGCATTATGCAATAAAAGTAAGGTCGTGGGTCAAGGAAATCCGTTTTCTGTCAAGGACTGCGTCGTGTATATTGTATAGTAACCCAATACCCCTATATATTTTACGTGGCATACTTTTGTGACATTTAACTATCTATTATAATGTGTGCAGTTATTTGGCACAAATTCATGCCATCTATTGTAGGTACAAATGTTAAATTATAATTATTATATTATGATTGTTTATATAAAAAATGTATATTTGAATCATAATTTGTTTGTTTTTATTTTGATGTAGGATGATTAAGGAGTTTTTCTAAACCTTGTTTAGGTTAGAGGCTCCTTTTTCTTTTCTACCTTTGATAGATGTTGTTATTTACATTTATATTTCCAAACGCCCTTATCTTTGGATTTGAATATTTTGAAGAGACAGAGGACCTTCAATTCAATGAGTTTAACTTATATTTATTCTTCTTTGCTATAGCATACAGGTGGAGGAGCGATGGAAAAAAAATTAAAAACCTAAAGGTTTGATAGACAAAATAAGGTATGCACAGATAGATCCTAATGGATTATGTAATGCTGGGTGTTGGTTTTGTCCCGTTGCATATGAAGGAAACCCAAAGGAATCTATAAATCAAATGTCCCCAGAGGACTTCAGAAATATTATTCAGCAGATAAACGATAACAAGGAAGGAATTGTTTCTCCAGAGTTTAATGGAATATATAGTTCTCATTATAACGAAGCTTTATTATACAGATATTTTGAGGAAATGCTAGAGACTCTCAGAGAGTTTAAGCTTGGCATGATGGTATTAACTAATGGCACTCCGTTATCACCCGATAAAATTGATCTCATAAACAAGTATCAAGATGTTGTTTGGGGAGTCTGTGTTAATGCTCCAATTTGGTCAGATGAAGAACTGTTTGCTAAAAGAACCAACATGAAACAAAGTCTCTTCAAGACATTAAAAATAAATGTTTCTTATGCTTACACAAACCTTAAAAACAAAAACTTACTTTCAGTTCAGATAAATGGACACGACAGAGAGTCTGGAGCAATCAAAGGACCTAAGTTTCCAGGCATACCAGATACAGAGCTTGATGAGCAAGTAGCGGTGGCTAAATCAATGTTTCCTAATGCAAATGTGTTTAAACAACCTCATCTTATAGATCGAGTTGGATTAATAGACGAATACATAAGCTCCTCTGCATTTATTCACCCAGAAAAAAAAGTAATCGGATGCATGGGGAAAAGAGATAGCGAGTGGCTTCATATAAATGCAAACTCTGATTTGTTCTTGTGCTGTAATGATTATCATATGGAGCATAAATATGCAAATTTGAAAGATTCTACACTAAAAGAGGTCTGGATGAATCAAAAACACAAAGAAATTTTACAAAATGCATGGAATACCATATGTAAATCATGCACATCAGCCGTTTATGAGTAAAATTGTTCTATATTTGTAGATATAAATCTAATTTAATTTACAAATGATAGAAAAAAACATTGATTTTGATCATGATGCTAGAGAACAGCTCCTCAACGGGGTTAATAAATTAGCAAATGCTGTAAAGCAAACACTAGGCGCAGCAGGAAACACAGTTATTTTAGAGGATGAAATAGGGCGACCACACATTACAAAGGATGGTGTGACTGTTGCTAAAAGTATCAACCTACCAGAGCCAGTAGCACACTTAGGAGCTACAGCAGTAAAGCAAGCCTCCATTAAGACCGCTGATGAGGCGGGGGATGGAACAACAACATCAATAGTTATAACGCAAGAATTAGTTAATAGAGCGTTTGAAAAGATTGATAGTAAAAAACTCAATGTAACCAAGTTAAGAAACTCACTAGAATCTCTTTCTATAGATGTTATAAGTAGCATTAAAAAAAGATCGAAGGAGGTTACAGACGATAACCTAAAAAGTGTAGCTACAATAGCGGCAAACAACGACCCTGAGCTTGGAGGCATTATTGCAGACGCTTATCTTAAGGTTGGTGTTGATGGGGCTGTAACAATAGAGGAATCCATGACTAAAGAAACCTACACGGAGGTTGTAGAGGGAACTAGAATTAAAAGAGGATTTGACAGTCCCTATATGATTACAGACAAAGAAAAAAATCAAGCAATACTTGAAAATGCGTTTGTTCTTATATCTGACAAAAAAATAACCGTTGTTGAGGATATAGAGCCCGTGCTTAGGGTGGCTATGAAATCTAAACGTCCATTACTTATTATATCAGAGATGGAAACAGCCGTAATGAATCTGCTTAATGTAAACAAGGCTAGAGGAGTTTTAAGTGTTAGTGTGGTTGCTCCAGAAGGAGTGGGCTTAAACAGATTTGAGCTTTTAGAGGATTTAGCTATTATGACTGGATCTATACTTGTTTCTGATGAAACGGGTAATGACTTCACCGCTATAGACGAAAGCTTCTTGGGACAAGTTAAAAAGTCGGTTTCTACAGATAAAGAAACTATACTTAGTCTTTCGGGTGAAAACATTGATACGATAATTAAAGAACGAGCTGATATGGTGCGCAACATCCTTAAAAAAAAGAAAGACCAATCAAATAGTTGGCACTATAAGGATAGGCTATCAAGATTGTCAGGAGGTATTGCAGCAATACATGTAGGGGCTCTTACTGAGGTGGAAATGAAAGAAAAGAAGGATAGAGTTGAAGATGCTATATTCGCTACTAGAGCAGCCTTAGAAGAAGGTATTGTTGCTGGAGGCGGCGTTTGTCTTTATAATGCAGCAATGGAAATGCAGTCTAGATATTTTAAAGAAGAAGATGTTGAAACAAAGGAAGCTTGTTTAATTTTATCTTCAGCGCTGATATCTCCTATAAAACAAATACTTGAAAATGCCTCTATGAGTTATGATGATTTTGTAGAGAAGATTGATACTGTGAGACGAAGAAACTCTGGGTACGATGTTAAAAATAAAAAATTTGGAAACATGTTTACTATGGGTATTATAGATCCTTTTAAAGTTACAAAGAATGCTATACAGAATGCTGTTTCTGTTTCTATGACAATTTTAACAACCAACTGTGTAATATCAAATAGAAGAGCATGAAAGCAATAGGAACGTTTGTTGTTTTAAGAAAACAAGAAGAAGAGGTAAAAAATAAAAGTGGTCTTATAATGACTGAGTACACGGATAAAGATATAAGATATAAACTTGCTGAAGTTGTTTCTGTAGGAGAAGGTGTAAGTGGTTTACAAAAAGGCAATAAAGTTTATTTTGACTCTGCTGCGGGGTCTGATATTCGCATAGAAGGAGAAAAGCTTACGGTAATACCTGATAGACAGATAGTTGTGGTTTTGTGAGATTATTTGATTTTGATGACGATAATATTATACTTCAAACAGATCACGATTTTAAAGGTTTTGATTTTGTTTGGTACGATCAACCTGTAGACCATTTTGATTTACAAGATGTAAGCCATAGGATTATATCGTTTCATCAGCTTCAATACTATGCTGAGGTATTTATTTATTTAAACCCTGACATGGATTACGATATTTTTAGTGGTTATTTCAGGTGGATGGGAAATAGGGAGAGTAAAAAAAGTATTAGAAGTTATTCTAAGGCACGTGTGGATCAAATGACGAAAGAAGTTTATGATGCAATGAAAGATCCATACTGCCGAAGAATGAGAAGGGTTGTGTTTAATCCAGAATCAATAATATCTTTTGAGGAGAAAATGGCTGTTACTGCTCATATGATTAAAAGAGGCATGAGCTATACCGTGACAGATTTATTAAACTGTATAGACAAACTAGCTGATGCTCAGATAGTTATAACTCAACAATTAATCGCATCTGAGTTAATGTGTAGTAGAAGAACAATTAATAGGCTTATGAGTGAAAAAGTAAAATATAATATAGAGTTTAATAATAAAAAAATAAAAAGAGAAAAAGCAATAAATAGTGCTGTTGAGTGGATTGATGTTTTGTCAGACTCAGGTAACAAGTTTAAGATGCAAGAACTCAAAAGTTTAACCAACATCAGAGATTATTCTATAATCAAAGAAGCTATAAGTCGTTACGAGATTGAGTACTAGAATTCATCTTTTTTATTACACTTTTATATATCTTATCCATATAAGATTTCCCCTTGAATATTTCATTCCTATAGGGATCCTCCGAGATAACTTCTTCTTGCATTAGTTTTTTATACAAATGATTGCATATTCGCTTTGATTTTATTGTAAGCTCATAAAGTGCAGATTTTTGTGTTTCTCGTCTGTTTCTCCATATTTTTATATAGCCGTCATCCACCATTTTAGAAAATCTTTTTTTATCCCAGCTCATCGTTGCTGAAAACCAATTAAAATCTTTTTTTGAAAAAACATTTTCGTCATACAAAAACAACAACATCTCTATTTCTGGTTCAGATATTTGATATTTTTCTTTTATATAATACTTAACAACTCTCCAATATTTTAAAAAATTGTGTTGTCTAGGTCGGTATTGGTATTCGTAGGTTTTTTTAGGTTTTTTTTTAAGGTAAAAACGCTTGTACATATGATGTGTCGTATATAAGTAACAAATATACAAGTTTATTTTTTTAACTATCTTTGCGCTATATATTTATTTACATGGCAGCAAGATTAGATAAATCTAAAATGAAGTGTAACTCTCCTAGGAAGAGTCCTAATCCAAAAAAGAAAAAAGTGGTTAAAGGTTGTTCTGGAGGTCAAGAAAAAATAATACACTTTGGAGCTACAGGGTATGGTCATAATTATTCTGCTGCTGCAAGAAAATCGTTTAAAGCGAGACACAAGTGCTCTACCGCTACAAACAAGTTAACAGCAAGATATTGGTCTTGTAAAAATTTATGGGCTGGAAAAGGAGGGTCCACTAAGTCATCTCCTAAATCTAAAAGAGGAAAATACTAAAAATATGCCAGATAATATTGATTACAATGAATTTGTATTTAGAAATACAACAGTTGAAAAGTTTTTAAATAATATAAAAGCTAAACAATTACCAGGAAATAAAAGAAAGGTTGGTACTCCTGGGGCTGCAGGCACAACGTTTGTAACTAAGAAACCTAAAACCACTGCTTAATGAATCCTCTTAGAAAACATAGAGGTCTTGGAGATACTGTTGAGGCAGTAACGCAAGCCACTGGCATCAAGGCTATTGTTGAGGCTGGTTCAAGAGCATTTAAAAAACCTTGCGGATGTGAGGGTAGAAAAAAAACTTTAAACGATATGTTTCCTTATGGCAAAAAGTAACACAAAAATGAAAAGAGGTAATAAGATATGTGCCTCAGGAATAGCTTGGGCAAAACGTACTTTTGAAAAGTATCCTTCAGCTTATGCTAACATGGCAGCTAGTAAATACTGCAAAGACCCTAACTACGCTAAAAAAAGTAAAAAATGATAGATTACAAAGAACCAGTATGTGAAGGACCTCAGTGTCAGTGCGGAAGCACCTCTAATGAGGATGGCACGTGTGACGGAACACATTTGAAAAAATAAAATGGCAGGAGCTCTTAAAAAATGGCGTGACCAGAATTGGGTTCGTATAGGAACGGATGGCTCTATACTAGGAGCTTGTGGTACAAGTAAGAATAAAAAGAATCCAGATAGATGCTTACCCTTATCTAAAGCAAGGAGTCTTAGCAAGGCTCAAAGAGCAGCAACTGCTAAAAAGAAAAAAAGATCAGGAGGCAAAAAACAATTTGTTTCAAATACTAAAGCTGCAAAAGTAAAATCATAATGGATACAAAAAAAGTAAAAGCGCCATCAGGGTTTCATTGGATGAAATCAGGCAATGCATTTAAATTAATGAAACACACAGGTAAATTTGTAAAGCATAAAGGAGGGTCTTTATATGCGAATTTTAAAATTCAAAAAAACCACAAATAATATGGCTTATAATAAATACTCACCAGCACAAAAAAAATTAGCATCTGTTGCACCACCAAGAAAAAAAATTACTAAAGCTGATTTTACAGCTCTAAAGAAAAGAAAAAGAGGATAAATGTCAAACACAAAGATAAAAGCGGGGCAATTCTCAGGAATTGTAGGACATGGGACTGATGGATTTTTCTTAAAAACCAATGGAGACAGTACTATGGATTGGGCAGCTGCAGCTACTCCAAGTCCAACAATTACATCTGTTGATTATCCAGGAGATGATTTAGCTGCAGACCCAGCTGGCAATCAAAGTGTTGTGTTAATAGGCTCTAATTTTGCTGCAAGCGGTATGACAGTTACTATTGGTGGGACAGCAGCATCTGCAGTAGCACACAACTCTACTACGCAACTAACTATTACTACACCTGCAAAATCAGCAGGTGATTATGACCTTGTTGTTACAGACGGAGCGACTGGTAATACAGGTACATTTGTAAATGGTATATCTTATAATGGTATCCCAGCATGGACTACGGCAACAGGCAGTTTAGGAACATTAGAATCTGAAACAACAATATCTACAATAACATTAGCGGCTACAGAACCTGATGGAGGTACTATAACCTTTAATATAACGAGTGGAGCGTTGCCTTCGGGTCTATCACTTACAGGTGCAAACATTGATGGTACAACAACTGCTGAGTCTTCTACAACTCTGTATAGTTTTACAGTTGAAGCTATAGATAATGAAAATCAATCAACACCTAGAGCTTTTTCAATAACAGTTAATGCTGTTCCACTTATACCTACAGAAAACTTTGCAATAAACACTTATAATGGGACAGGATCAACACAGTCTGTGTCAGGTAAGATAGGCACTGCAGGCTCTTTTAACGGAAGCAGTAGTCTGGTTGATACAGGAATAAGTGGTCATACAGTCGCTTGGGGTTATACGGCTTGGTTCAAGACTACAGTGAATTCAGGATGCATACTTGCTACTTTAGCAGGTTCAGGCTCTAGTAGTGGCGTTGATATAATAATGCAATCAAGTGGTGGTCTACGTTGTCTTTTTCATCAAAATGGAAGTGTTATTAACGGTAGTACCTATATATTTGGAAGTGGTTTTAATGATGGTAATTGGCATTTTGTTGCTTATACTTGGGATGGTGTTAGTGGAAATGCTGCAACAATTAGAATAGATAATACAACATATACACAAGCAAGTAGCATTGCAGGAGGAACAAATGCTGACCAAACTTTAAAAATTGGGAGATTGGGCTCTTCTGCAGGTGGTGGACATTTTAATGGTTCAATTGACCAAGTAAGGATTTTTAATAAAAAACTATCTACTAGTGAATTAAATACTCTTTACGCTGAAACTTCTGCAAGTTCTAATAAATCTAATACAGATATTTTTAGCGATGCAAGCGGTGTTGCACTATATGAATTTGAGGGAAATGCTAACGATGCTGGTAATCCAGGGGTTACTGTTGCCTCTGGTCAAAGCGCAGTGTTTAACGGGAGTAGTAGTTATATTCAGTTACCTAATAATTCTTTTAATCATTCAACAATGACTTTTAGCGCTTGGGTAAATCCTAGCGCTGATGATGCTTATAATTACATATTTCTAAACGGAATGTATGATAATAGAATAGGTGGTACAATAGGATGGTATGTAAGGAGACAGCAAGGAGGTGTGCTTTTAGCTAGAGGGTTTTCATCTAATTCGCTTAGTACACCTGAATTTGATGTGACATCAGCATCAGGTATTATTCCACTTAACACTTGGACTAATGTTGTTTGTGTTTTAACAACAACTTCTTTTAAGATCTATGTAAATGGTAATTCTACAGCCGTTGTTTCAGCTTCTTTTTCAAATGCTATAACATATTCATCAAGTCAGCCTGCAGCTGTTTACATTGGAGTTGCTTATTATTATTATAATGCTAATCTCCATGAGTCGTATTGGGAAGGTGGACTTGACCAAATAAGAATATATTCTACAAATTTAAGTAGCGGAGATGTATCTAACCTATATAACGAAACAAGTGTACCAACATCTAATCTTGTGGCTTGGTATAAATTAGATGGAGACGCTAATGACTCGCAAGGAACTAATAATGGAGTGTGGAGTGGTACAGAAGCATATTCGAGCGCAGCTGCAAGAGGGTCATCTCTAAACAACGGAACAGCTACAAATCTAGGTTTTGTTGGGATGGATTTTCAACCAGATTTTACTTGGATAAAAAATCGTACTCCTGGCGGAGTAGGATATTCTCATCAATTATATGACTCTGTGCGAGGTGTTACTAAAGCTATATTTACTAATGATACAGACGTAGAATATACGAGAACTAATGGTTTAACTTCTTTTGATTCAAATGGATTTACTGTTGGCTCAAGAGCAGATACAAATTCTGGAACAATGGTGTCTTGGAACTGGTACGCTCCTACTTCAGAAAGTATTAGTGCAAGTGGTTCTCGTATTGCTTCAACTGTAAAAAAGAATGTAGCTGCAGGGTTTAGTATTGTACAGGGAAGTTTTGCAACTAATGAAGCATCTACTAAAGTTGTAGGTCACGGACTGTCATCTCCAAAATTAATTATTTATAAAGCAACAAATATAGTTTTACCGTGGTTTAATTTCGGAGTACACGGAGGAAGTGTATTTGGAAATAATAATGTATTAAGATTTAATACTGATGCAGCAGCTAATGATAGCACTTTTGATATAACAAGTACAACATTTAAAGTAGGTTCTACTGGTACTGCTCACACTTTTATAGCTTATTGTTTTGAAGATGTAGCAGGTTATCAGAAAGTGGGCAGTTATACAGGAAACAGACCGAGTAACGTAACAGTTCCTACAGGTTTTCAGCCAAGATTTGTAATGATAAAAGCAGATGCTGCAGGTGAGGGTTGGACTATAGTAGATTCAGCAAGAGGGAATTTTGCTTTATATCCAAACTCAAGTGCGATTGAGGATGCTTATACAAGTGTTACTTTTAATTCAACAGGGTTTGTGGTTGGTAATTCAGGATTAGTAAATACAAGCGGAGCAAATCATATTTATTTAGCAATCGCATAATGGGATTAGGAAAAACAGCAAAATATTATAGAGAAAATCCTAAAGCAAGAGCTAAAAAAGCTGAATACGACAGCATCTTTCAGAAAAAAAGAAAGCAAGTTAAGAAGCGTGTTGAATGTAATAAGTGGAACAGAAAAAACGGAAAGAAAGGAGATAATATGGACTGCTCACATCAAAAAAACGGATCAATTATAGCAGAGCACAGAAAACCAAACAGAGCCAGAGGAGGCTCACGAAGAGTTTAATTTTAATTTTTTATATATGACAACTATTATTTATATTTTAATCGCAGTAATCGCAGTATTAGTTATTGTTAACATAGCTGCAATATGGTTAACTCGTAAGGGGTTAACAAAAGACGAAAACAACAACATGATCCCTGATCTCCTAGAGGAGAAAATGGCTGATTTGAAAGAGGATGTATCTATAAGAGTTTCTCGTGTAGGAGAAGAGCTTAAAGATGTTTCTAAAGCAATCAAAGAAGTTGGAAATCAAATAGGAGATATTCCAAAAGCAGCTACAGGAAAAACAAGACCAGGCAGAAAGCCTCAAAAATAGTAATGGAAGATTTGAAGTTATACGGAATAAGCATTAGTGCGTTAGGCACTACAATTTTTAGCGACATCAATCCAGTTTTATCTACTTTAGTTTTAACCGCTACATTAGCATATACAATTATACAAATAACAGAAAAACTAAAAAAGAAATGAGCAAGATAGATATAGATGGAGACGGAAAAGCAGATATCAGTATATCTTTACCACAAATAGTTACTCTTTTGGCGATGTTTGCATCGATAATTGGATCTTATTATACTTTAAATAATAGAATTGCTCTTTTAGAAGAAGAGGTTTCTAAATTGCAGTATAATCAGAAAGAATATACTTGGAAAAATCAAAGAAAACTTGAGGATCAAGTAAAAACTATGGAGCTTGAAATGAGAGATTTTATGAAAGATTTAGAGTGGATTCAAAAGAGTGGCAAAAAAAATAGATAATTAAATGGAACGTATCTCTGAAAATATAAGCTACAGAGAGGCAATAAAATCAAATACGGCTATGCGTAAAGGCATAGATAATACACCAACATCTTATGAGATAACTAATATGGTTGGTGTGGCTAAAAACATATTTGAGCCTTTAAGAAAGTGGGTTGGAGGACCTATTAAGATAACAAGCATGTTCAGGTCCGAAAAATTAAATCGTGCTATTGGTGGGAGTTCTCGAAGCCAGCACTGCCAAGGTAGAGCTTTAGATCTGGATGACACATTTGGACATAAAACTAATGCTGAGATGTTTGATTACATTAAAAGTAATTTAAGCTTTGATCAACTTATATGGGAGTTTGGAAGTGATATTAATCCAGATTGGATTCATGTAAGTTATATTTCTAATGATGAAAATAGAGGTCGTGTTATGCAAGCTCAAAAAATTAATGGCAAAACTAAATATAAATACATATGAGTAAAGAAAGAAAATCGTTTAAAGAAACTGGATTAGGAAAAATATTGCTTAAAGTTTTACCAAATGTTGTAAAAGGCGCTTCTCAATTTTTACCAGACTCAGGGGTTACGGGTGTTATAAAAAATTTAATAAACAGTGATCCAAACATGTCTGATGACGAAAAAGCAGCTGCGCATGATCAGCTTGTAGAGCTTTATAGACTTGAAGTAGAAGATAGAGATTCAGCGAGAAAAAGAGAAGCCGCAATTGTAGCTTCAGGCGGAAGGGATTGGATGATGACACTTACAGGGATTGTAGGCTTGTCTGCCTTTGGGTTTTTAGTTTATACGGTTGTAACAACACAAGTTCCTGAAACAAACAAAGAAATATTTATTCATATGATTGGAATTGTTGAAGGAGTAGCACTAAGTATATTTGGTTATTATTTTGGTTCAGCTGTAAAGAAAGACGACAAGAATGGATAAGCTTAATTTTTGTAAATTTGCATAAAAGTTAGTGTATGCCAAGGATAAGTAGTTACCCACAAGATACCACAGTTACTGGAAATGATGCATGGATTGGATCTGATGGAGATAATGGTCTTGTAACTAAAAATTTTAGTGCAGATAATCTTGCTACGTACTATAACCAGAGTAATTCTTTTGGTCAAGGTACGTTTGAATTTTCTCAATTAATAGCTGCATCAACTTGGACAATAAATCATAATTTGAACAAATTCCCTGCAATTACAGTTGTTGATTCATCTGGGAACGTAATAGTTGGCTTTGAAACATATAGCAACAGCAACCAAATAGTATTAACCTTTTCAGCAGCATTTTCTGGAAAAGCATACTTAAACTAAAAGAACATGGCAATAAATTATTTAAGTAGTATAAATCTAAACAAGAATGAACTTCAGAACGGAGTTATTCACGTATTAGCAGCTAACCCAAGCAATCCTGTAGCAGGTCAAATTTACTACAATTCGACAGACACTAAGTTGTATTTTTACGATGGAACTATTTGGGTTGACGCTTCAGGAGATATTAAGAGTGTAGTAACAAGCACTTCTAGTCAGATTGCTATTACAGACTCAACAGGACCTAATCCATCACTAGCTATAGTGACTGGAGCTGTAACTAATAATGGGACAGCTTTAGCTACTGGGGATCAAATATTTGACTATGTAACAACTGCAATTGGAAATATTGCATTTACAATTCAAGGAACCACAAATGAAGTTGATGTAACCAACGGAACTAGCATGGGTAACGGTGGGACAGCCACTATAGGTCTCCCTAGCGACGTTACTGTTACAAACAACTTAAATGTAGGTAATAACTTAAATGTATCAGGTTCTTCGTTTCTTGATGGATTTGTAACAATAGACCACAATTTAAATGTACAAGCGAGTGGAGTAATTCAAATGGGTGGTACAGAAGTTATCTCAGCAACAAGAGTTATTCGTGGAAGTTCAGGACTGTTTTCGAGCGACGTAAATGTAAGTAATAACTTAGATGTAACAGGAAACGCTGTTATAGGTGGTAATTTAACGGTTAATGGAACAACTACAACGATAGACACTAATACTGTTAATATTGGAGACAACATAATAACATTAAACTCAGACGAAACAGGGTCGCCAACTCAAGATGCTGGGATTGAAGTTGAAAGAGGGACTGGAGCAAATAAAAGTTTAATTTGGGATGAAAGTGCTTCTGAATGGACAATACAACAAGCCTCTGGTACGAACGAAAGAATAGCTACGTATGCAGACTCTAAAGAGGATGTTATTCTACAAGAAACAGGTTCAAGTGGAATTACAGTAACAGAAACATTATCTGGAACAGACAACAGAATAAAAACTTATGATCTTGCCGTAAATCTTAGTGATCTTAGTTTTAAAACTTCGATAGGAGATGGAAGCACATTGTCTTATGCAGTAACTCATAATTTAGGAACAAAAGATGTTATTGTTCAACTTTATGACGTATCTTCAAACGACACAGTATATACTGACGTTGTTAGAAATACAGTAAATCAAATAACAGTAACATTTACAACCGCACCATCTTCAAATGATATAAGAGTATTAGTGCAGAAATTATAATCTAAAATATGGCTAATCGTTTTCTAAATAGCATAACAGTAGATGGTAAAATCTATTATAGTAATGTTTTTCAAGCTCTCTCAGATTTACCGTCAGCAACAGATTATCACGGTATGTTTGCTCATGTTCACAATGAAGGAGCTGCATATTATGCACACGCTGGAAACTGGGTTAAATTAGCTAATTTTAGTGATATATCAGGGTCAGGGTCTGCAAACGACTCTACATTAACCGTAACTGCAGGAACTGCATTATCAGGCGGTGGAACATTTACAACAAATCAATCTTCAGATAGTGCTGTAACCGTAAACCTAGACAACACAGCAGTAACTCCAGGAACTTATGGAGATGCCAATAATACTCCTCAAATAGTTGTTGATCAACAAGGTAGAGTAACTTCAGCAACAACTGTTTCAACAGCAGGGTCTGGAGGAGGGGGAGGAGGAAGCTCATCTCTATCTATTGAAAAAAATGTTTTTACTGCTACGGCAAATCAAACAGCATTTACAATTTCATCAAGTATTACCTCTTCAAGTAATACGCAAGTATATATTGATGGAGTTTATCAAGCAAAAAGTAATTACACAACAAGCGGTTCTGTTATTACCTTTAGTTCAGGAGTTCCTTTAGGAGCTGAAGTTGAGGTTATACACTTTATATCTGTTGCTTCTAAAGTTTACACAGATTCATTCACAGGAGATGGTTCAGACGTTACTTTTGATGCCTCTAAGGATGTTACAGACGAAAATGTTACACAGATATACATAGACGGAGTTTATCAATCTAAAGACAATTATACGACTTCAGGCGCTACTATTACATTTTCCACCGCACCACCCAATGGAAGTGCTATTGAAGTCGTTCATTTTGAGTCAATAAATTATTCTTCTCTCGCATCAAATCAGTTTACTGGGACAGGATCTCAGACAGCTTTTACATTAACTCAGTCTGTTGGCGTAGATACGTCTTTTGTTTTTATTCAAGGTGTATATCAAGAAAAGGATCAGTACTCTATAAGCGGAACAACATTAACATTTACCTCAGCTCCACTCAATGGATATAGTATTGAGGTTGTTACAGTAGGAGCTGTTGCAAATGTATCTGTTAGTCCTGTCACAAGTGTTAATGGATTAACTGGAGCTGTAACTGTTAGTGGTGGCACAGGTATAAGTGTGGTAACTAATTCAGCTAATAACTTTACTATAAACAACACGCTTATAGATGTGTCGGTGTCATTTAATGCACCTACTGGTCAAAGTTTAACATACACAACACCTGCTAGTTCTTCAGGTCAAGCTGGATCAAGTTTTACATCAACAACTTTTACCATAACAGACCCATCAGGTGGTATATTGAGTGGAACAGCAGTAATCGGTGGGCTACCAGCAGGATTAACAAGTACTCAGAGTTATAATAATACAAATGCTGGTAATATATTAACAATAACTTTAAGTGGCGTTTATCCTAGTGCTAATTCAACTGGTACAAATTTAGTTATATCTAACTTAACAGTAAGCGCTGCACCTTTAACAGTTCAATATTTAGTTATTGGCGGTGGTGGTTCGGGAGGTCAAACAGGGGGCGGTGGCGCTGGCGGTTATTTAACTAATTTCGGAGGCACTCCTTTATCAGTTTCTACATCAACTAATTATGCCATAACTGTAGGTGCTGGTGGTGGAGCAACAGCTTCAATTAGAGGTAATAGTGGATCAGACTCTATTTTTAATAATATAACTTCAACAGGCGGTGGAGGTGGTGGTGGTCAAGGTGCTGCTACTAATTCTGGAGATGGATATAATGGTGGATCAGGTGGAGGTGCTGGAATTTATGACGCTGGAAGTGGAACACCTGGAAATGGAAATACTCCTGCCACAAATCCATCACAAGGAAATAATGGTGGAAACGATAATAAAGGATCTGGTACGCAGTTTGCTGGAGGCGGTGGCGGTGGTGCTGGAACTGTTGGGCAAGATGCTCCTAGTGCTACTTTAGGAGGTGATGGAGGTGCTGGATTAGCTAACGCTATAACGGTTGCATCAGGAACAGGACCTTTTTATGCTGCAGGTGGCGGTGGTAGTTCGTGGAATTATAATGTTGGAACACCATCTGCTGGTACAGGAGGAAGTAGTATTGGTGGCAATGGAGGTACTAGTAGTGCTGTAGCTACAGGCGGTGCAGCTAACACAGGAAGTGGCGGAGGTGCAAACGGTTTTACACCAAGTGGTTATTTACTTGGTAATAGCGGATCTGGTGCAGATGGAGTAGTTATACTGCGCTATCCTAGTGGTTACCAAATAAATGGATTATCAGGTACAACAAATGTAGTAGGAAACGATAAAGTCACAATTTTTACTAATGCAGGGACAGGAAACATAACATTTAGCTAATAAAATATGGCACATTACGCATTTTTAGACATGGCTAACGTCGTAACCGAAGTAATAGTAGGTAGAGACGAAGGCGATACAAACACAAACTGGGAACTAGAATACCAAGATGTAAGAAAACAAGTTTGTAAAAGAACTTCTTATAATACAAGTGGTGGTGTACACTCAGGTGATGGTACTCCATATAGAAAAAATTATGCAGGCATAGGATATACTTATGATTATGCTCGTGATGCATTTATTCCACCTAAACCGTATGCTAGCTGGACACTAGATGAAACATCATGTTTATGGCAAGCACCAGTTGCTTATCCTGATGATAGTGAAAGATATAGGTGGAATGAAGAAACAACAAGTTGGGATTTAATAACAGAATAAATAAATAATTATGGCATTAACTAAAGTAACATCAGCAGTATTAAATGACGATGCTGTTTCATTTGATAAACTAGAAAACAGATACACGGCTCTTTCTGCTTTAGGTAGTGGAACAGCTTTTGCTTTAGATTTTAGTACAGCTACAACCTTTACAGCAACAGCAAGTGGAGCAGCTACATTAACTTTCTCTAATGCAGTACAAGGTCAAGTAATTGATTTAATAATTACAGGAAACTTTGCCTTGACTTTTGCAGAGACAGGGTCAACCTTCAATAAGGTAGGTTCTACAACTTACGATGGTAGTTCAACAAACCTTATACAAATAATTTGTACAGACGATTCAAGTGGTGCAAAAATATATCACTACTCAATAGCAACTTATACAGCATCACAACCTCAATAGATTATGAAAGCAATTAAAACAGATAACGGTCAAATAGTAACTTACGGAAGGCTTCCTTTAGAATGGAAAGATGAAAATGGTTTACACCTAAACTTTAGAAAAACTACGGATCCAACGGTATTTGGTTTTTATGATGTAGTGACACCTGAGTATGATAAGGTTACTCAAGGTTTAAGTGAGATCCAGTGGGATGATGAAAAAAATATTTTTACTTATTCAGTTGTAGAAAAAGATGTAGAAGGTACATACGAGCATAAAGAACCTATAGTTGATGAAGATGGAAAGGCAGTTTTAGATGCAGATGGAGAACCTACTTATAATGTAACTACAAAACCTATCTACGATAAAGACAAGCTAAAAGCACAATTTATAGAAAGTATAAATGCAGAAGCAGGTAGAAGATTGCAACCTACAGATTGGTATGTAATTAGAAAGGCGGAAAGGGATGTAACAATTCCAAGTAATATAGTAGGCGATAGATTAGAACTTTTAAGCAGAGCCGATGAGTTAATAGCAGAGGTAAACGCTTTAACAACTGCTGAAGCATTATTAAAATACACATTTGAATTTTTCCCTGTCGTTATAGAAAAAGAATAAACTATGGCTATAAATAAAAGATTAATAGCAGGTGCGCCAACAGGCGGTGGTGGTGCTTGTACTACTAACACTTTACAAATATTAGGTGATTCATCTTGTATTGCTTATTATAAAATGGCAGATGCTACTGATGAAAGTGGCTCTCATAACGGAACACCTACTTCAGTTGATTTTAATGTAGAAGGTAAGTATGGATTAGCAGGTGGTTTTAATGGTAGTAGTAGTAAAATAGTATTACCCAATTCTTCATTTCAAACATCTGCATTTACAGTTTCTGCTTGGTGTAATGTTACAGCTAATGGAAGTGAAAATAGTATATTTGAATTTACTGACACAAATTCTGGAAACAATCAAAGCACAGTGCTTTTAAGTGCAGGTAATGCGTCAAATTCATCAAGATTTTTAATTAGAAATACAACATCAAATGAATATAGTCACGCACCAAGCGGAACACCTGCAACTGGATGGAATCACTATTGCTTGACTTTTGATGGCTCTACTGCTAAATCTTATATAAATGGAAGTGAGGTTAATAGTGCAAGTTTTTCTATAACAAATACAATAGCATCAACAAGTGAGGTGCTTTTAGGTTTATCAGCAACAGATAGATTTTTAAATGGCAAAATAGACCAAGTAAGAATATTCAACAAAGCAGTTTCAGCTTCAGAAGTAGGAAAATTATATGCAGAGGTACAATGTGCAAGTGCTGTAACTCCAAGTGAGCATTTTAATACTGTTTTATTTACAGGAAATGGAGCAAGTGGCAGAACGGTAAATGTAGGATTTGAACCTGCTTTAATTTGGCAGAAATTTAGAAACTTTAATTATGACCATCAATTAATGGATAGTGTAAGAAGTAATTTCACAGAGCTGCTTCAATCAAATTCTAGTGCCGCCGAAAACACTAATAGTGGAGTTATAACATCAACAAGTTCCACAGGTTTTACAACAGGAACTTCAGGCATTGTTACTTCGGCTTATAATATGGTTTTTTGGAATTGGTATGCTCCTACTTCAGAGACTAACAATGCAGGTTCTAATGGCGCTACAATTGCATCAACTATAAAAAAGAATGTAGATGCAGGATTTAGTATTGTTTCTTATAATGGTGCTACAAATGCCACAAGTGATGGTTCTAATAACAGCGGAGTTGGTTGGAACATTGGACACGGACTGTCGGTTGCACCATCTTTGATTATTATTAAAAAAACTAATAACACAGCGAGTTGGTATGTGGGTGCAGACGGAATATCCAGCAATCCTTGGACAACTGGAAATGGACAACATTTAGTGTTAGATGAATCTTATGCTAAAAGTTCTCCTGGAGGTTCTACTAAAATATGGAATAGTGCGCCAACAGCTACAACATTTAATGTGGGAGGATGGGATGTAGTTAATAGAAATGGAGATTCTTACATTGCCTACTGCTTCCACAGCGTAGAGGGTTATTCTCGTATAGGTTCTTATACAGGAAATGATGGAACAACAAATATTGTAACAGGATTTGAACCCGCTTGGATTATGATAAAATGTTCAAGTAATGGAGGTACAAATAAAGAATGGAATATTTTTGATAATAAAAGAGATACATCTCCTTTAAACAACAGACTTGAAGCAAATACAAGTGATTCAGAAACAACAGATACATCTAACATTATATTAAATACTAATGGCTTTACTATTGCCGATAATGGTACTGCTACAGGTTCAGTAAATCAAGTAGGTTTTGACTACATCTTTATGGCTTTTGCTCAAGACCCAGATACTACACCTGCAACTAAAGCGGATAGTTTTGATGTCATAACTTATACAGGTAATGGTGGAACACAATCTACAAACTCATTATCAAATCAAAGTGGTTCTGTAAGTTTTAAGCCAGACTTTGTTTGGTTTAAACGAAGAAGTGATACAGAAGACAATGCTTTCTTTGATAGTGTAAGAGGTGTCCAAAAACAAATTGTGGCTAATAAAACAAATGCAGAATCTACTAAAACAAATGCTTTAAGTTCATTTGATTCTAATGGATTTACTATGGGAGCAAACAATGCTCTCAACACAAACAATCAAACGTACGTTGCTTGGAATTGGAAAGCAGCAGACCACGATAGAGGTTTAGCTACTATAAACCAAGACGGAAGCATTACAAGTTTAGTTAGTGCGAATCAAAATGCAGGATTTAGTATTGTGAAAACAACATCACCAAGTTCTACAATTAATTTTAATTATGGACACGGACTTTCTCAAGCACCAGAACTTGTTATGGTTAAAACTCTAAACATAGCATCTTATTGGGAAGTTATTTTTCCTGATACTTTTGGCTCAGTTTCAGGAAGTAGTTCGCCATCTAATTGGAATAGAATAAAATTAAATGAATCTGATGGTGTAATGTCAAGCAATGCTTATTTAGCAGCAGATGGAACTAAAATCTACAATGGTGCTTGGCAGGCAAATACCGAACTAATAAACTACTGCTTCCATTCAGTAGATGGTTATCAGAAAGTGGGGAGTTATGCAGGGTCAGGAGCAGCAAATAAACAAATAACGACAGGCTTTCTTCCATCGTTTTTAATGATAAAAAATATTACAAGTTCATCAAGCACAGGTTGGGTTATTTTAGACACAGCAAGAGATGGTACGACTGAAAACGGAAATGCTTTATTTGCTAATTCATCAGGGGCTGAATGGGGTGCAAGTAATACTACTATAGACATAGACTTTACTGCAACAGGGTTTACAATACAAAATGGATATGTGGTTGTAAATGGTGGAAGTGATACATATATCTATTTAGCAATAGCATAATGGAAGATTTAAGAATTTATATATTAACATTGTTTGCTTTTTTAGGTTTTAATTTTGGAATTTCTCAAGAGAACGAAAGGCATATAATAAAGTCTCCGACAAAGGAGATAAAAATGATACTGTACTCTAATGGTAAGCCAATAGTGGAAGGCTATGTAATTACAGTAGGAAACAAGCTTATAAATCACGGTATGTTTATAGTGTATGAACAAAATGGATTTATTTTACGAACAGTTCATTATGATATGGGTAAAATAGTAAAAATTACTAATTTTAATAAAAAAGAAAAAATATAATGAATTACATAAGAAAAATATCTGTAGGGGTAAACTACAAGGATGCTATGCATTACATTGTCGATCAAAATGTTCTTAGCGGCAATTACATTATTTCGGATATAGCTCAAGAAGGAGACGGGTATAGTGTTTGGGTAAAGAAGGACAATGAATCAGTAAAATGGAAAGAATTTAAAAATATACCAGTGGTAATCGAATATAATATAAATATAATATGACGCCAAGATGGGATTATTTAATAATGCCTTGCGGCGAAAAGTACAACAACACAAAAAAAATAGCGAACAAAGATTTTATAGTAAACACTTCAATAGAGAGTGCAGCCTTTGTGAACAGGCTGGGAATTGTGTGTGCGGTGCCGAGTGGTGGGCAAATACCCCTGGGTAGCATGGTGGTTGTGCATCATAACGTATTTAGGACTTATCTAGATATGAAAGGAAATAAAAGAAAAAGTAATGAATTTTTTAGAGATAATGAGTACCTTGTAGATCCAAGTAAGATATATTTGTATTATGAAAATGAAGTTTGGAAAACTACTGATGGATATTGCTTTATCAGTCCTATTGACTATATACAAGATCAAGAAATTTATCGCTCCGATAAACAAAAGGAAGAGCATGTGGGATTTTTAAACTATGGAGTAATTCCTGAAGTTTCTAAAGGAGATAAAGTTGGATTTACTAAAAACTCTGAATACGAGTTTGATATTGAAGGTAAAAAGCTATATAGAATGAGAAATTCAGATATTTGCATAAAACTTGATTAAATTGGATTCTTTCTTTAAAAATAACACTTCTATTGTCATAACTTTTGTAGCAAGTATTTTTGCCGCTGGAGGAATATTTTCAGAATTTACAGCTCTTAAAGATGAACTAAGTATGGTTCATCAAAGATTAGATGAGAAGGTTTTGGTTATGGAACGAATTCAACAACGAGTTATAGAGTTAGAAAAAAAGACAGAATACGAAAGAGGATTATTAGACGCAAGAAATAAAATTAATGAAAATTAACTGGAAAACTACAACAACTTGGGGTGATTACGAGGTTAAATACACCTTCAAGTATGCGAGACAATAAAGAAACAATACTTAGAGTTATAAAAGCTGGAGAAAAAGCTGTAGACGAACTAATAAAAGTGGCTGAAGAAAAAATCATTACAGGTGACAAGGATGATGATTTAGCCGCAGACAGGTTAAAGAATGCAGCAGCAACAAAGCGATTAGCTATTGAGGATGCTTTTACAATATTGCAGCGTATAGAAAACGAAAGAGAAAAGTTAAATGGCGAAGACCAGACTAAAGACGGTAAAGGAAAAGATACAGGATTCCAAAGCTTTGCAGAATCAAAGGGAAGAAAGTCTTAGCCTTTGCAAGGTAATAGATCATATTCCTTTAAAAGACGTAAAGCTAGGTAACAAAAAAAAATCTTGGGATTATGGTTATAACTCCGATCATGACGTTGTTGTTATATCAAAAAATGGTCAGATAGGTGATGTTGTAGAAATACAAAATTTAAAAATTGCACTACCTTTGCAATCAGATAAAATCTATGAAAGGAGTGCAAAAAAAAGTGACCAATACTGGGAAGCTTTTGAATACCCAAAAGAGCTTAAAAAAATCAAGACCATATTCCAGTGGAATGAGTACTCGAATGCATTCAAAGAGATGTGGGTCGATTACATTGAGAATGAATTCGAAAGAAGAGAGAGTGGTTTTTGGTTTAAAAATAATGGCATTACTACTTATATTACTGGGTCTCACTACATGTACCTCCAATGGACAAAAATCGATGTTGGTCACCCCGAATACAGAGAATCAAACAGGGTGTTCTTCATCTTTTGGGAAGCATGCAAAGCAGATAACAGGTGTTATGGGATATGCTATCTCAAAAATAGACGGTCTGGGTTTAGCTTCATGTCATCATCAGAAACGGTTAATCAGGCTACAATCACCTCCGATGCTAGGTTCGGTATTTTATCCAAGACAGGTGCAGATGCAAAAAAAATGTTTACAGACAAGGTCGTCCCAATATCAACAAATTATCCCTTTTTCTTTAAGCCAATCCAAGACGGTATGGATAGACCAAAAACAGAACTCGCATATAGAGTGCCAGCGTCAAAGCTTACAAGAAGATCTATTGCAGATACAGAAAACGAAGAGATGCTTACAGGGCTCGACACAACAATTGACTGGAAAAACACAGGTGACAACTCCTACGACGGTGAAAAGTTACAACTCCTCATACACGATGAATCTGGAAAGTGGGAGAAACCAGATAATATCCTCAACAACTGGAGGGTCACTAAAACTACATTAAGATTAGGTAGAAGAATTATAGGAAAGTGCCTTATGGGCTCTACATCTAATTCATTAGAAAAAGGGGGAAGCAACTTTAAGAGGCTTTACAATGACTCTGATGTTACACAAAGAAATGCAAACGGACAGACAAAAAGTGGAATGTATTCCTTGTTCGTTCCTATGGAGTGGAATTTTGAAGGATTTATGGATCAACATGGTCAACCTTTGTTTAGAAAACCAAATAGAATCATTTTAGACCCCTATGGTGACGTTATAGATGGTGGGGTATTAGATTATTGGGAAAATGAAGTAGACAGCCTTAAAAACGATTCTGATGCACTTAATGAGTTTTATAGGCAGTTTCCTAGGACGGAGGGTCATGCTTTTAGAGATGAATCAAAAAATAGCTTGTTTAACCTTACAAAACTATATTCTCAGATAGATTACAATGATGGACTTCAAAGACAAAGAGTTCTTAAGAGAGGTTCTTTTTATTGGAGAAATGCAAAAAAAGACGGTGAGGTTGTGTGGACTCCTGAAAAAAACGGTAGATTTTATATTTCATGGATTCCTCCATTAGAATTAAGAAATAGAGTTATTACAAAAAATGGAATTAAATATCCTGGTAATGAGCACATAGGTTCTTTTGGGTGTGACTCTTATGATATATCGGGGACTGTTGGCGGAGGTGGATCTAATGGTGCGCTTCACGGATACACCAAACCCAACTTTGATGGACCATCTAACATGTTTTTTCTTGAGTACATTCATAGACCTCAAACAGCTGAGTTATTTTATGAAGATGTTTTAATGGCTATGGTTTTTTATGGCATGCCTATATTAGTTGAAAACAATAAACCAAGGCTTTTGTATCATCTTAAAAACAGAGGATATAGAAAATGGAGCATAAATAGACCCGATAAAAATCAAAATGATTTATCAAAAGCAGAGAAAGAACTTGGAGGAATACCATCGTCTCCAGCGGTTATATCTATTCATGCTGAAGCTATTGAAAGTTACATAGAAAACAACGTTGGATTAAACGACCAAGGAAGCGGTAACATGTACTTTACAAGAACATTGCTAGATTGGGCAAATTACGATATCAATAAACGAACTAAATTTGACGCAACCGTCAGCTCGGGTTTAGCTATCATGGCAAACCAGAAGTATGTGGTCAAGCCTCAGAAAAATAATATGGAAATAAATGTTAACTTTGCAAAGTATAATAATGGCGGCACAGTTAGCTCTATTATAAAGTAAAAATATGCAAGGATCTTCTGGTAGATACATTATAGGATTTCCCAATCAATTAGCATCAGATGTTGAGAAAGCATCTCAAGAATACGGTCTCATGGTGGGGCGTGCTATTGAATCGGAATGGTTTAGAAAAGAGGGTGGTCAGTCACGATTTTACAACAACCGAGACACTTACCACAAATTAAGAACATACTCTATGGGAGAGCAGTCTGTACGTAAGTATAAAGACGAGCTTGCTATTAATGGAGATATATCTTATTTAAATTTAGATTGGACCCCCGTCCCTATAATACCAAAATTTGTAGACATTGTTGTTAATGGAATCACAAACAGACTTTTTGACGTAAAGGCTGAAGCTGTAGATCCTATTTCTTCTAATAAAAAAGCAATGTATAAAAATCGCATACAAACAGAAATGCGAAACAAAGAAGATTTTGAAGATATTGGAGCTATGTTGGGAAAAAACATGTTTTCTACACAGCCAGATATGCTTCCAGAAACAGACGATGAGCTTGAGCTTCACATGAAGATTGATTACAAAGATGACATTGAAATAGCGGAAGAAAAAGCAATTGAAACAACATTAAAATACAACAACTACGAGTTAACTAAAAAAAGAATTGATGAAGACGCTGCAGTACTTGGTGTTTCAGCTGTAAAGCATTCGTTTAACAAGCACGAAGGAATAAGGGTAGAGTATGTAGATCCTTCTGATTTAGTTTACAGCCCAACTGAAGATCCCTACTTTGAAGATTGTTATTACTTTGGTGAGGTAAAAAATGTAAATATTACTGAGATTAAAAAAATTGATCCATCATTAACTCAAGAAGATATAGATGAAATAGGCAAGTCCTCATCTAAGTTTGATTCGTATCAAGGAATGCGTGGTGGTTATAAGACTGACAATTTTGACTACAATACAGCAACGCTTCTATATTTCTGCTACAAAACAGATAAAAACATTGTATACAAAAAGAAAAAAAATGCATACGGAGGTGAGAAGGTATTAAAAAAAGACGATCAATTCAATCCACCAAAAACAGAACAGGCTCGTTTTGAGAAGCTGTCTAAAAGAATTGACGTTTGGTATGAGGGTGTTCTTGTATTAGGAACAAACAAAATTCTTAAATGGGAGATGATGAAAAATATGGTGCGTCCAAAAAGCTCTATGCAAAGAGTTTATGCTCCATTTATAGTTAGTGCTCCAAAAATGTACAGAGGTCAAATAGATTCTCTTGTAAAAAGAATGATTCCTTTTGCAGACCAAATACAGCTACTACATCTTAAGTTACAGCAAGTTGCTGCAAAAATGATACCCGATGGTGTTTTTATAGATCTTGATGGAATATCTTCTATAAACCTAGGTAATGGAAATACTTATTCACCACAAGAGGCGTTAAACATGTATTTTCAAACTGGCTCTGTTCTTGGAAGAAGCCTTACAGAAGAGGGAGAGTTTAATAATGGAAAAGTTCCAGTTCAAGAGCTTACATCTTCTGGTGCAAACGCTAAAATATCTTCTTTAATAAACATGTATAACTACAACTTAAACATGCTTAGAGGAGTGACTGGATTAAACGAAGCTAGAGATGGCTCTATGCCTGACTCAAATGCATTAGTTGGGGTTCAAAAACTTGCAGCACTAAATTCTAATACAGCCACAAGGCACATATTAAAGTCTGGAATTTTTACAACTCAACGAATTGCTGAGTGTATTAGCTATAGAATATCTGATGTTTTAGAGTATTCTGACATGAAAGAAGACTTTGTAAAAAATATAGGAAGGTACAGTGTCGAAATTCTTGAAGAAATCAAAGAGTTGCACTTACACGACTTTGGCGTATTTATAGAGATACATCCCGATGAGGAAGAAAGACAAATGCTTGAGCAAAATATTCAAACATCTTTATCTGCTGGAAAAATAGATATTGATGATGCTATTGATATAAGAAGCATTAAAAATGTAAAGATTGCATCACAGCTACTTAAAGTTAGAAAAAGACGTAAAGAAAAACTTGACAACAAGCGTCAGCAAGAAAACATTGCTCTTCAAGCTGAAGCAAACCAGCAAGCGTCCCTTACAGCAGAACAAGGAAAGCAACAAACTGCTTTAGCTAAAATGGAAGCAGAGGCTAAGATAAAACAACTTGAATCTGATCTTGAAATGAAGAGAATGCAGCAAGAGTTTATTTTAAAGTCTGAGCTTATAAAAATGCAGAAAGGGATTGAAAGCCAAATAAAAGGAAACGAGGCAATGCTTCAGAAAAATAAAGATGCATACAAAGAAGATAGAAAAGATAAAAGAACTGCAAAACAAGCTACACAACAATCTAAATTAATTCAACAAAGACAGCAAGATTTAGATCCAATTGATTTTGATGGTCAAGACACGTTAGGGTCAGGTATGGAGGGAATCGTTGGCGTTGATTAATTCTTTACTTTTGCAGTATAATTTAATTTAATTCATATGGAATGGAAAGTAAGAGCTCTGGATACGGAAGGTAATCCTATTGAGCCAAAAAAAGAAGAGCAGACTCAAGAAGAATCTGTACAGGAAACTGCACAAGAAACAATAGAGGAGCCAAAGAAAGAAGAAATAAAAGAAGAAATAAAAAAAGATGACATACCACAAGAAGAAGTCAAGCAAGAGCAAAACAGCTCCGAAGAAAAGCAAGAAAAGCAAGAAAAGCAAGAAGGCGTATTAGAAAAGCCTTTTGAGCTTGATGATAAAAGCATCTTAAATTATTTAAAGGATAGACACAATTTAGAAGTTGAGTCTATTGACGTTCTTAAAAATACTGATAAAAAACAAGAGCAATCTTTACCTGAAGATATTGCTAAGTTTATGGAGTACAAAGATGAAACAGGTCGTTCATTTGATGACTACGCAAAACTGCAACAGGACTGGTCAAAGGTAGATGAGACAACACGTTTGCGAGAATATTATAAGCAAACAAAGCCTCATTTAGATATAGACGAGATTGATTATCTAATAACAGAAGAATACAGCTATGATGCTGATATTGATGATGAAAAAGATGTCAAAAAAAAGAAGATTGCTTATAAAGAGGAATTATATAAAGCTACAAGTCACTTTGAAGGGTTGAAGGAAAAATACAAAGCGCCACTTGAGTCAAGAGGCACTGAGATACCAGAAAACTACAAAGAGGCTTTAAACTTTTATGATCAATACAGAGAACAATCTGAGAAAGACACAAAAGCTCAAGGTGAACGCTCTCGTATCTTTATGGAAAAAACGAATAATCTTTTTTCTGATGAGTTCAAAGGTTTTGAATTTAATGTAGGAGAAAAGAAACAAGCGTTTAAACCAACTGATGTAATTAAAGTTAAAGAAGTTCAATCAGATATAAATAACTTTTTTAATCAACACTTAGATCAGGACGGAAAAGTTAAAGATATAAATGCGTACCACAAAGCTTTGTATGCTGCACAGAATTCAGATTCATTAGCAAAGTACTTCTACGAACAAGGAAGGGCTGATGCTACTGATGGTTTAGTTAAAGAGACTAAAAACATTGACATGAGTGTTCGTGAAAATGTTCAATCTGAAAGTAGCGGAACAAAATTTAGAGCAGTTTCTTCCGACGATGAGTTCTCATTTAAAATTAAAAAACGATAATTAATCATTAAAAAATATATAAAATGAGTGTAACAATGTCAGGAGTAGCGGGTGCTTTAACCCCAGCTCCATCGAAGTCGACGTTATCGACTAACTATTTAGGATCAGCTATTGAGTTTACTTCTCAGTATCTTCCTGATGTATACGAAGCAGAATTTGAAAAGTATGGAAATCGTTCTGTTTCTTCTTTTTTGAGACTAGTAGGCGCTGAAATGCCTTTCCAGTCTGATGTAATCCAATGGTCAGAGCAAGGAAGACTTCACTTGGCTGTTTCTGGAGCAACTCGCTCTGGAGACGTAATCACGTCAAATGGACACCCTTTCCGCTTAAACCAAACGGTTATTATTTCTGACGGAACAGATCAAGACAAAGCAATCGTTACAGCTGTTACAGCTAACACTTTTGACGTAGCTTCTTATTCAGGTGCTAACTTAGCAGCTGCAGTAGGAACTTCTGCTCTTAGTGTATTTGCTTTTGGTTCTGAATTTTCAAAAGGAACTAATGGAATGAGTGGATCTTTAGAGGCTCCAAAAGACATCCAAACAACTAACCCTATTATAATCAAAGACAAGTATGAAGTCAATGGTTCTGATATGGCTCAGATAGGATGGATTGAGGTGACTACTGAAAATGGTGCTACTGGATACCTTTGGTATTTAAAATCAGAGCATGAAACTCGTCTACGTTTTGAAGACTACCTAGAATTATCTCTTATCGAAGGAACACCTGCTGCATCTGGATCTGGCGCTGCAACTGCTGGGTACAATGGTACAAAAGGTTTATTCCACGAAATCGAAAACAGAGGGAATATTTCTACTGGATCAATCGCTGCTCGTACAGACATCGAGGAAATCATCAAGGTTTTAGACAAAGAAGGAGCTATTCAAGAAAACGTCCTTTTCGTTAATAGAACAAAATCATTTGAAATTGACAATGTGCTTGCTGCGCAAAATAACAGCGGTGCATCTACAAGTTCTTATGGGTTGTTTGACAACGATGAAGAAATGGCTATTAGCCTTGGATTCAAAGGATTCAACTTAGGATACGATTTTTATAAAACTGATTGGAAATACTTAAATGACGCTACAACTGGAGCCTTAACTTCTGCTGTTGATGGTGTGTTAGTACCTGCGGGAACTACAACTATCTACGATCAAGTACTAGGCAAAAATGCTGTACGTCCTTTCTTACACGTAAAGTATAGAAAATCAGAAGCTGAAGATCGTAAGTATAAGTCTTGGGTAACTGGATCAGCTGGAGCAGCTGGTATGTCAAGTGACCTTGACGCAATGCAAGTTCACTTCTTAAGCGAAAGAGCGCTTTGTGTACACGGAGCAAATAACTTTATCTTAATGAAGTAATATTAATTAGGGGGATGAGATACCTTGTCCCCCTTTTTTTTAATCTAATTTAATTTTAATAAAATGGCAAAAAAAACTACGGCTACCCAGCCTAAATGGGAAGTAAAGGATAGAATATATATATTGAAGAATAGCAGAACTCCTGTTAATTATATTCTAAGGTCTAAGCACCACTTAAATAAACCACTACAATATTTTGACGGAACAATTTCACGCTCTATGCGGTTTGCTTCAAATCAAACTTCATTGTTTGAAGATGAGCAATTTGGAGACGTAACTCTTCCAGCTATTATATTTAGAGATGGAAAACTTTTAGTTCCAAAAGAAGAAGTTTTAAAACAACAGTTTTTATCTATTTATCATCCAGATGTAAATAAGGAGTACGAGGAATTTGATCCAAATAAAATTGCAGAAAAGGATATTGCTACCGAAGAACAAAAGCTTGACGCACAAAATATTGTTAGAGATATGGATATAGAGGAGCTTGAAGCTATTGCACGTGTAGCGCTAGATGGAAGAACAGTTTCTGATATGACTTCTAAAGAAATAAGGAGAGACATGTTGATTCATGCAAGAAAAAATCCACAAGAAGTTATGGATTTATCAGAAGATGAGAATATTAAGTTAAGAAACGTAGCTGTTCGTTCAGTCGAAATGGGCATTGTTTTTATTAAAGACGACAACAGAACTGTTTGCTGGAATAATAAAGACAAGGACAAGATAGTTACGATTCCTTATGGAGAAAATGTGTATTCAGCACTAGCTTCTTTCTTTAAAACAGATGAGGGTCTTGACATACTTCAAGGGATTACCAATAAATTGTAGTGTTTCCACCCAACACTACTACCAGAGGGGAGTCATAAATATGGCTCCTCTTTTTTTTGTATTTTTGTGAAAAGATTTGCTAATGATAGATCACGTTAGAAGCACCGTTTTAAGTGTGTTAAATAAAGAGAATAGAGGGACTTTAACAGTCGCTCAATTCAATTCATACGCAAAACATGCGCAACAGTTAATATTTGATCAGTACTTTTCAGAGTACTCAAGGTTATCTACATTGAAAAACTCAAGAAGACTGTCTAGGGATCATGGAGACAAGCTTACAATGCTTAGACAAAATATTGATAAGTTTATGAAGACGGCTACAGGAAGTATAGTTTCAACTTATATTCAAAAGCCAACTGACTTGTACAGCATAATCTCTTTAACTTACGGCGGAAAGCTCATGGAATATATTCCTAAATATAAAGAAGCATATTTAGAAGCCTCTAATATAGCTGCGCCTTCAGCATTATATCCAGGTTACTGTGATGAAAATAATTATCTATATGTGAAACCAAACACATTGACAGGATCTGTAAACATAAACTATATAAGAACGTTAGTAGACCCTAATTGGACTTATAATGTTATTGGAGAAAATCCAGTACACAACCCATCAGCACTTGATTTTCAAGATTTTGAATTAAGTCCAGATGATCAGACAAGTCTTGTAATAGAAATTTTAAAATTATCTGGTGTTACTATTAGAGAAGCTGAAGTAGCTCAAGCAGCTGCTCAGATTGATGCAGTAGAAACTCAGAAAGAAAACGTATAATATATGTCATTAACAGATCAACAATATTATGGCGATAGCACTAAATGGGGAGACAATCAGTTTGTACTTCTAAAAGATGTTATAAATAACTTTATAGCGTTTTATGTAGGCGACGACAAGGTTATTAATGATATACAGCGTTATGACATTGTGTTTCACGCTAAAAGAGCTTTGCAAGAACTTCATTATGATGCTTTAAAAGACGTAAGAGCTCTAGAGTTAGAGCTAGCGGATGATCTTCAAATGGAACTGCCTAAAGACTTTGTGAGGCTTGTAAGGCTGTCTTGGGTTGATAAGCTAGGAAGACTTCACCCTATGATGGTGGATACAGAGTCCATAATAGCAAAAGCATACTTACAAGATGATAGCTATAATATTATCTTTGATAGCAGTGGAGCTGCAACTGAGGGAACTTCTGTTATTGACACACGAATAGCTCAAGCATCAAGCGTTGATAACGACAGCTTTACTAATTTAGACTACGAGTTTTTTGGTGGAAGATTTGGAATGTCTACTGAAAAAGCAAATGTAAACGGTGACTATAGAATAGACAAAAATCTTGGTGTAATAAATTTTAGCTCAGAAGTGAAAGGTAAGGCTATAGTTATAGAATACATAACTGATGGTCTTGAATACTTAACTGAGGACGAGTTAAAAGTAAATAAACTTGCTGAAGATTTTTTATATAAATATATTGCTTATCAAATAGTTCAATATAAATTTGGCGTTCAAGAATTTATTGTTAGACGAATGAAGAATGAACAATTCGCTGCAATGAAAAACATGAAAATAAGAATGATGGATATACATCCATTTGATTTAGTTCATGCCATGAGGGGACGCAACAAGTGGATTAAATAATGAAGATACAAAACCTGTTTACATCAGGGAAGATGAATAAAGACCTCGATGAGAGGCTTCTTCCACAAGGAGAGTACAGAGATGCTTTAAATGTTAAAGTAGCAAATTCAAATGGTTCTGATGTAGGAGCTATAGAAAATGCTTTATCTAATGAAGTTAAAAGCAGTCTTAGTCTAGGGTCTAATGCTGTATGTGTTGGAGCTCTATCTGATGATGAGGATAGGGTTATATATTGGTTTGTAAAATCTGACACGGGTTGTTTTGTTTGTTTTTATGATCAAAAAGATGAAACTACGGGTATTGTTATGTCCGATACAAGACTATTAACAAATCAAAACCCAGAAGAAAGTGTGCTAAACTTTAGTAAGGCGCATATGATTCAAGCTAATATTTTAACTGATGCCGATAATTTAAAGAAGTTTATTTACTTCACAGATGGATTAAATCCACCAAGAAGAATAAACGTAGAGACGGCTAAAGGATATGATATAAATGGCTTTACAGATGAAGATATTAATGTTATAGTTAAACCCCCATTGCATCCACCAGGGATAAAAATGAAAAACACTACCGAAGAGGCTAATAACCTTGAGGAAAAGTTTTTACTTTTTGCGTACAGATATATATATCATGATGGAGAAATTAGTCCTTTGTCACCTTTTTCAGAAAATGCATTTACACCAAGTCAATTTGCTTTTGATTTTTTAGGAGCCATAAACAACTCAATGAAAAACTCTTTTAACGGAGTTGATGTCACATACAACACTGGAAGTAAACTTGTCAAGTGTATTGACATTGTGTTTAAAGAGTCTGGAAATAATAACATATACTTAGCAGCCAATATAAATAAGAAAAACGAATCTTACCTCGATAATGCTGATTTAGTTTATACTTTTAAAAATAATAATATATACAAAGTACTTCCTGAAGATGAAATTTTTAGGCTTTATGACAACGTTCCTCTTACTGCTCAAAGTCAAGAGATTATAAGCAATAGAATTGTTTACGGAAATTACACTGAAAATTTTGACCTTACCGATCAAGATGATAATTCAATTAGTTTAAACCTTACATCAGGATATATTACTCAAGAAAAATTAGATGATAATCCAAGCAAAACTGCAAGATCTAATATGGATTACGAAATAGGTATTGTTTATCTTGACGAATATGGAAGAAGCACAACTGTTTTAAATTCAGAAAACAATTCAGTTTACATAAGACCTTCTGATGCTATAAACCAAAACATTCTTACAGCCACAATAAGCTCAAAAGCCCCGTCTTTTGCTAAACATTATAGATTTTTTGTAAAACAGTCTAAGCTTAATGATTATAATATTATATCTCCTATAACATTTTATGCAGATGGAGATTTTTTATGGATAAGATTAGAGGGTGATGATAAAAATAAAGTCAACGAAGGAGATTATTTAATAATTAAGGCTGATGTGACTGGAGTTAAAAAAAATGTAATTAAATCTAAAGTACTAGATCAAGGCGTTAAAGAAAAAGATTTTTTAGAAGAAACACCAGAAGATGGAACGCTTCAACAAGAAGCAGGATACTACATAAAAATAGCATCATCGGGCACAAACTTTAGCAATTTTAGCTTAACAAAACACATAGCAATAGATCACGACAGCACAAGCAGAAACAATCTTTTAGGCGGCGGCGTATATGGCACAAACTTTACAGGAGATACAACTACATATACTGAGGGACCATTTTTTTATACAGACACAGCAAATGATAACGATATGACTGTATCAGGATCATATTCTGGATCTGTAGACGCAAGGTTTGAGATTAGAATAGATTCAACTGGATCTACTGACGCTTTTGTTTGGAGGAAATACGATGTAACAGCAACAGCTAAAGGTAATTTTTCTAATCCAGTAAATTGTTCTGCATCT